CCCAATTGCACCAACTGAAGAAATTTTAGATGGTACAGGTACTTGGGGAACAAGTGGTGCTGGTTATCTAACACCTCAAAAAATCGGTACAGATACGCAGATCGCAACTATCTGTCATAGAGGTTTTGCTTATGCTGTTGATGATGTAGCTGTATTAGCTGCTGGTGAAGATCCAATGGGTCACATCAGAAATCAACTTGCAGATGCTATCAATAAATTGAACTCTGTTCGTTTATTTGAAACTCTAACTGGTTTATTCCATACTGCTCTTAATGGTCATCGTCTTGAGAAGCAAATCGGTAGTTCTAGTGCTACTGCTGAAGCAAACTATCTTACTGCTGCTACTGTTGCAGAAGCTCGTTCTCTTATTGGAGAAAGAGGAGAAGAACTTGATCTTCTTATAGTTCACCCTGCGGTTGCTTATTACCTATACCAAGTAGGTCTGTTAACATTCTCAACTTCTGCCTTGTCAACTGGTACTGGCATTACTTGGGGTGGTGGTGGAGTTGGTGTAACTGATAGATCAATCGGTCAGTTCGCTGGTTGCACAGTTGTAATCGACTCTCAGG